GGAATATCTTCATTTAAATATTTATTTGCAATAGAAATAGTCCTTTCTTTTCGTTCCTCATAGTTTAAATGTCTCATACCAAAATGTGTATGCATGCTCACAGGTGAAACAAGAACAACTTTATCTTTGAACATGTAATGTAGAAGTATCTCAATATTTGTAAATCCCCCGGGTGGTTGTCGTTCTATAAGTATAGTATCAGCTGCTTCAAATATATATTTATGGTCATCTACAAATAAAGGGATGAGATCTACAAAGTCGTTTGAGTAAATGTATTTATAATCTTCAAGACTCACTTTCTTCATAAATTCAACTTCAACTTTTGGTCCTTTTCCACATTCCGCGAGAACAAGTCCCATATTATGATAACCAATATCTATGGCTAGAATCTTCATATCTTTATGTAAAAAATATTCCTTAACTAATATAAATGAAGACCAAGACAAAGACACAACTCATGTGGTCTGCACTTGTTTTACTCACACTCCTTTTGGGGTATATGTATCAGAATCCAAGAATTGTTAAAATTCCAGTCGAGATACCCGCGCCACCACAACGTCCAATTATGAGACGTGATCGTCGCCGAGAACCAGAGTTTAGAGGACCACCCATTAAGCAATATAAACCTGGTCACATGCAGCAAATGGGTATATTGACAGGAGCTGGACAGGAGACACTCCCTCTGTATGGGAAAGAGGTAACGGGGCGTCGCGATAGGTATCACTATTATACAACAACTGGTGGCGAAAATTTGTATCCAGTCCCCGTAGCATTTAATGGTCGTGATTGTATGGAAGATATTGGTTGTGAAGAATTATACGGAAATGAATCAATCTCGGTAACTGGTAAGACTGGTTCATATGCGGTAAAACTTTATCGTACAGATGATTTCTTTTAGATTACTTTTTAGCTTCTTCACCTTTAAGAGCTTTTTCAAGTCTTTTCTTGGTATCGTTCGCAATCACGGAACTTGAGCAAGAACACAAGATTGACATTATGCATGTTGCTAACATAATTGGTGGAGTTCTGATAGGACTTTTGGAAGCTGCGTAAGAAAGTAACATTAAACAGCACATAGAACTTGTGAGGGTTGCCAATCTTTCTGGTTTCATTGGTTCATCACCACCGAATATAAGTCTATAGTATGCCCATAAAGGCAATATAACTGGCATAAGCGGTAACATGAAAGGCATCATGACGAGGGGGATACCAAAAGGTGTGCTTACCATTTATTATACGTCAACAAAAATTATTTCGCAAGCTCATAATAATATCAAATTCTCTTCCCTGAAGTCCTGGATTTCTTGAGAGTCTCGCTTTGAGTCTCAAGAGTTCCAATACTGTATCGTCGTCAAGATTTTTGAAAAAATCTCTCAATGTTTCAATATTACTTAAACCTCGTGCATCCTTTTGAGATTGAACATATGGCCATGTATGTCTTCGAAGCGTTGCAACTTCTTCTTCAAGTTGTCTAATCCGTGGAATAAGTACTTTTGTAATTAAAAGACGTGTTTCCATTTACTTAAAAATGTGGCACATCTTTAAGATATGTTGAAATACGCAGCTCTAAATCATGAATTACCCAGAGTAATAAAAGATGTATATCGTTCTGGTTCTAAGGTGATTTTAGATTATGCACGTGAAAATTGCAAACTTGAAGATGCTCAACATGTATCAAATGTAAATATGGCAATGATATCAAATGTACCAGGTTCTATGTTTGCACTAAAAATGACTTCATTTGGTTCCAGAAGCTCACCTAATTTAGCGAGAGCACATATGAAAAGGGTAATTCAGCACGCAATAAATAACAGTTGTCAGGTGTGTATTGATGCGGAAGATGTTCTATATCCAAGCGAATGTTATAATTTAATGCTCGAGTTCAATCGGTATGAACCCCATGTTTTTAAAACATATCAGATGTATCGAATCTCAGCTCTCAGAGAACTTGAAATTGATCTTCGTGCGGCTGAAAGACATGGTATAAAATTAGGTGTAAAACTTGTACGGGGTGCATATATGGGAAAACAAAACGGACTTCTTCCAAACAAAATGGAAGTTGATAAATCATTCCGCCAAGGTTTAACTATGTCACTTGGTGCGAGTAACAATGTACACACCCTTTTGGCAACTCACAATACAGAAGATATCAAGTTTGCTCGACGTACTTCACATAAAAGATATAAGGTTGCGCAACTCTTAGGAATGGGTGAGGACTTTCCAGATTACCGTTATGTACCATTTGGCTCCTTAAGTGAGCTTAGTCCATACTTATTTCGAAGATTTTTGGAAAGACTTAAATGGTCTTAAAAATATCTTGCGAAAGATATTCAATGGTGAAAACACTCAAGAGGTTTGGGTATTGGTCACCCGAACCAAAACCTATACATAAAAGGTATAGTGTAGTGGCAGCGCATCGACATGAAAAAATCCAATATGAAAAGAAGAAGGATGAAATTACCCGTGTCGCACTTCAACAAATGTATGAAGCACCATCATTACGAGAGCCATATAAAATAACTCCAAGACAAATGCGTCTCAAGATGATTCTTCACGAAGCTCTGGATATTGCACACAGTATTTGCGAACACGAAGACGCTCAATCGTGTAGGTGGGCATGGGAAATGGTTGATGAAATTGATGATGCTGCGACACGGGCGGGTGTCAGGTACCAATAATTTCCTCACCTATATTAAATGGAGTACGAAAAACTCAAAGAACAAGTAAAAAAGATGGGTTTCCGAGTGACGAAAGATGTCAAGGGAAAACGTGTTAAGCTTACAAAAAAAGAACTCGTAGCAAAACTTCCCACCAAGAGCACCACTCCACAAACACTTGAAAACCAGGCTAAAAGTGCTAAAAAGTTTATTCGCGTGTGTAAGATGGTACTCAGAGAAGCTGAACCAAATTCACCGAGAGTACAACGTGTTGTTGCCCAGCCGGTGCGTATGTCACCAAGGCGTGTAGCTGTACCACCTCCACCTCCACCTCCACCAATGAGTCTCAATCCGCGAGCGGCACTTTTAGCCGACCTTAAGGCTAACCTAAAGAAGCGCGGACTCGCAAAGAATTAATACCTAAGTCACGTGATGTAATTACATTTTCAAGTTCAAAAATGCCCCTCACCCCCGAAAAGAAAAAGTTCCTCAAGAAGATCAGTGGTGGTCTTCGCGTTCTCATGAGTTGTTCATACAAAGCTGATGAGATCGCAACCGATCCCGAATGCCCCATTGAAGAGTTCATCAGGGATAATCTCATGACCCATGGACAGTTTTCGGAAGCAAAGTTTGATACAGTGGTGGATACCGCACGCGATGAAGATCTCGTCAAACTTCTCAAGTATTTTGACGACATGGACATGTATATAAAACGTGTTTACTACGAGGCAAGTTTGCCCATGGATGATGAATATGCGTCTCTCATTGAGAATGGAACGTTAATGACTTTTGATGATTTTAATTCCAAATCTTTTTAACATAAATCTATTGACATCCCCAAAGTTTGGTTGACTCCACAGGTACCATCGTGACCAGAAACCAGCACCACCAATACCACTCATCTTCCAATCTTCCTTGTCACTTTTATTGATGCCGCGCATCATTCTGTGTATCATCGCTGGATTACGTTCGGCGATGATACTTTTTGGGATCTGACCACCGTGTCTAAGGACATACGAACGCATACGTGAAGGATTCTTGTGTTTGGTGTAGTCGGAATACCCACTCGCACCAAAGTCAACAGTCCTGCCGTCTTCTAAAATTGCCCTGAACTTCTTTTTATGATCCGGGCTACGAATAATTTTGACGCGCATACTTATAATCTACTATTAATTTATTTTCGGCAGGCACCACAGTATCCCTCCTTCTTAGCTTCTGGGAGGAAGAAAAGTCGTTCTTCACCACGCTTCACGCGGTACATGTGATCATACATGTGGAGGAGACCGATGGCAAGAGCCGCGGTGGATACAACAGCCTTGTTCATCTTACGTACACTGAATGCATAAGCCAAGATGAGACCAAGAATGCTCATCTGAACGAGGGACAACTTTGGTACCGCTGGCATCACAAATCGTTGTTCCAATTCTGGGGTTTCCTTGGTAGGTTCTGGGGTAAATCGTTCCATTTTCGCGCCGTAACCTGGCATTTTTATTTTATACGGAGAAATTAATGTGGCGTGTCCTGCTGTTACCAGTGGTTCTGGTTCTTCGCGATTACTTTAAGACACCTATTGACACATTATACTTTCAAAAGCCGCTACGACCTCTCGTGGGTATGAGAAACACAATTATTGATTTCATATATTATAAACTTGATTATAAAGTTTTAGACTACACAAATCTTTGGTTTGTCAAGGCAAATTACAATAAGATCCTCTATGAATTTGAAAAGGGGGTCAACAGCGCCAAGAAGCACTATTTTCATAAACTTGATCCATGGTTCAAGAAGAATGATAAGTATTACTACTATAAAGTTAAGGACTTCCCCGAGATTCAAAAAATAATTGACCAGATTCCATGTGTTGATAAAGAGACTGCCAAGTTCGCTGTAATGGACGCACCTATGAATATACCAGCACATCGAGCTGAAAGTAATATGATGTTGAGATACCACCTTACAATTAAGAGTGGTCGTGATTGTGTATTGTACACCGAATATGAGGCGCATAGACACCAAGCTGGACACGAGTTCTTATTTGACCACTCAAGATATCATAGAGTCACGAAGCGCGGATTTCAAAAAAGAGTGGTTCTTATTTTGGACATCTACCGTTTCTAAGAGATGCTTACGACACACCGCCTTGTACATATCCGTGCCACCCACCAACTCAAGTGCATCACTCTTGACAATTCTTTTCGTGAATGGTCCAGGTGTTCCATTACAGCAATCCATACAGAGGGCGGAGAGCTTTACAACATCACTCGCCATCGGAATACAGTCTAGGATCTCACCAAACTTCTTCTGTTGATAGTCTCCATCAAGACCCGCGAGAATCACAGATTTGTCTAGAAAAAGACACATCTCCACGAACTCTTTGAGGTTTGAAAAGAATTGAGCTTCGTCAACCGCCACAATTTCGGCATTACAGAATGATTCCTCAATGATACAATGAGAAATGTGATCGACTTTGAGACATGGAAATTGAACACCATCATGGGTGTTTAGGACTTCATCGGGTGAGCGAGTATCTTTTGCAGAGTTGATAACAACAATCTTCTTACCTATGACTTTGTATCTCTTAAGTCGTCTGATAAGTTCAGAAGTTTTACCAGAAAACATATTTCCCATAATAATTGTGAGACCCATCTCAGCTTTCTATAAAATAATCTTTCTTTTTTATAATGGTTGATATACAGCGGGCGTATTTCAATGGGCATCACGGGTGGATGTCGGCAAAAACGGGAAGAGTTCGCTTTGGTAACACAATTTACTCAAATATTTTCGAAGCAATTAAACATCTGAGTCAAAAATAACCAGCGACGTGCATTTTTACTAAAACTACAGTGGACACCAAACTTAATACAGTTCCAACTAAACAACAATTGTAACAATCATTTTTGAATACATCTTCAGGTGCAAGAGCTTCTTGACGACCCCATTCCATTAATTTAATTCTACATAATAATTAAGATGCCTCT